GTGTATATATTAATATATATTACGGTAGTACCATTTATAAAGATTTGGAGTATATAGTTTTCATTAATAAAAAATAGTTAATAGTTAGTCTAGAATCTATTGTAAAATTCTAGTCAATAATCTTTAATAATTATGAATAAAAAAGACGAAAGGGCAAAGTTGCTTAGAGATTCCATTGGTAAGATGGCTCGTTCAAAAGAAGCTGTTGTAGAAGCTAATGCTATTCCTGAACCTACTTACAATATGGTAGGTGGTGGTATTGGTTACAAGCTTGAAGATAAGCTTCACCTCCTAACTATCTTGAATACTTATATGCTTCAAGATACCTATTATAAGAGTGCCACAGATTTCCTATCTGAGTTTAGCGAACTCATTTCTAAGATTGCTCTGTCTGACCCTGAATTCGTAGCTAAGGCTATTGTATATTCTCGTTGTCACGCATCAGGTCTTAGAACTATTAATCAGGTAGCTTCTGTACTTGCTTTACCATTCCTTTCAGGAACTAGTTATGCTAAACTTCTTTACAGCTCCTTTGACAAGAAGAATAAGAAGGGTGGTATGATTTATCGCCCTGATGATATGAAGGCTATCCTAGACACTTACAAGACCCTAGGTGGTAAAGGTGTTATGCCTAATTCAATGAAGAAGGCATTTAGGAAAGCTATTGAAGGATTAGACACATATTCCCTTCTCAAGTATAAGAAGGATATTATTGATGTGGCTAATCTTGTACACCCCAACCCAAATAACTCCAATGCAACTGTAGAAGTAGATGGTGAGAAGATTTCTACCATTACAGCTATTATGCGTGGAGCTAAGGTTAGTGCTGATACTTGGGAAGTTGGACTTTCTGATGTTGGTCAGGTTATTAAGGAATTTGAACTCAGTGATGAAGAAAAAGCTGAAGCCCTTAAGCAAGGTAAAAATGCAGTATTTTCTGACTTACTGAAGGAGAATAAGCTTGGTTATCTTGCAGCTATTAGAAACATTAATAACATTGTTAATAATGATTCTAATGGTGAAACAACCAAGATGCTAGCTAATCTAATTAGTGATTCTACAATGATTAGAAAGGCTAAGATTATGCCTCAACAGCTTGCTAATGCCTATCTCTATGGTGATAGAAATGAGCTTATCAGACAGGCTTTAAATAAGGCTATAGAAGGTGCTATGGCTAACTTTAAGGAAGCTATTACAGGTAACGTAGCTGTAGTTCTTGATGTATCAGGTTCTATGGGTGGCGTTAGAAAAGAAGCAGCTTTTATAACTGCTATCCTGTACCAAGCTTTAGGTACTTCTGACCTTTATACTTTTGCCCATTATGCAGATATGGTTAAACCACTGTATTATGATTTTGAGATGCTTTATAAAACTATTCTAGGCTATTTTACAGGAGGTGGTACTAACCTTCAATCAGCACTAGATATGATTAGAAAGAGCGGTAAGAAGTACGATAGAATTATTATTATTAGTGATAACGAAGCCAACCGAGGTAATTGTGTTGATTCTTATAAGAAGTTGATTTCACAAATTAACTCACCTAAGATTTACTCAATTGACCTTGCAGGTTATGGTGAAACATCACTCCCTATACAAGGAAAGATTCGTCTCTATTTCGGTAAGACATTTACAGTGTTTGACGATATGATTAGAGATGAATTTAATCCTACATCTCATATTGAAGAGGTTAGCAAAATTCAATTCTAATTATGCAAGAAGTTTTTGAAGTTGTTAGTATTACAAGGGAAGATTTAGAGTATTTAGGAGTTAAAAATTTTGAACAACTATCTGACACTACAATGCAAAACATAGCAAATGCTATGGCTGATTTATACCTAAATAATGGGTATGCTGAGGACTTGCAATTAGCGTTAGATAAGTATTCAGATTACATTGAAAGATAATATGAAGATTTTAGTTATTGTGTTATGTGCATATCTTATTAGTAAGATGGTATTTGGATGGATAGGTTTTAATGCTTTTAGAAAATGGAATGATGAATAAGCTAATCCAGACTTATACGCTGTGTGCCATAATAGCGTTAATTGTGTTGTTTTGTGGGTAGGAGTATCGATATTAACTGATATTTCTACCCACTTTTATAATATTCTAAGAGTAGTGTAATTCACACACTTTTCTTATCAATATGAAACCTGAAAAGAAAATAAAAAAGTTTAAGGATTATGAATCTTACGATGATGACTATTTCCCAAAGAAGGAAAAGTTCAAGCGTAAGAGGATTAACTATAAAAAGGATTTTGAGTAATGCCTCCTATTCGAATTGAAACAGGCTCACCTAACGATATATCTACTATTGAAAGGTTAGATAAAGGTATTTACCTCTTCCACTCTACAGTACCTAGTTTCTGGGTTAGGTCTAACATTAAGAGTCCTAGATTTAAGGATGCTAGGATTCAAGAGTATGAAATGTTAAACCCTAGTACTCTCAACATAATCAGTAGAGGGTGTGAACTAGAAACTAAGACAAAGCATTTTAAAGTAGATGATATTATATCAATACAAGGTTATCCTTACTACATATTAATATCCCCCAGTTTCAGAAGTAGTGGTGACATCGAAAAGGATGTTACTAAGATTATAGAAACTCGAAAGAAATATGAAGATTATATACAACAACATTATCCCATTCAGAGGATTCATAGCGATTAATCTTTTTGGGGTATTATTTGCAAGAAAGAAACTAAATGCTGTAACAATCAACCACGAAAAGATTCACACGGCACAGATGAAAGAATTAGGTTATATCCTATTCTACATCCTTTACTTGGCTGAATTTATCATTGGCATATTCAGATTTGGCGAAAACTATGAAGCTTATATGAATATCTCATTTGAGAAGGAAGCCTACAAACATCAGTACGATTTAAATTATTTAGAAACGCGTAAACACTATTCACAATGGCGCAGAGATGGACAACGGAAGAAGAACAGCTGATTCTTAAGTATGTAAGACTTAACCCTGGTAACCTCCAGGAAGCATTTAACAAGGCAGCTGAAGAGATTGGAAGAACACCTAGAGGAGTACAAGCACGTTACTATATGAAGCTCAAGAAGTCCGAAGTAGCATTTGCTTTACTCTCTTCTGAAGGAGTTACCATTAACAATAAGTCTGGTAACAATCATAAACCTTCCAAGCTATGGAATTTAATTATTAGAGGCTTGACAAAGCTCTTTAAGTGTAATTCTAATGACTAGAGACGAGTTAAAGAAACTTATCAATAGAGAAATTAAGAACGACACTAAGTCCTATATCCTTAATCTGGCAACAGGTTATGGTAAATCAGCTCTTTCCCTACATATAGTAAATAAGGTTAAGATTCGACAACCTACTATTCTACTACTTGTAGCGGAAAGAGCGCACAAGGACAACTGGAAAGTTGAAATGGATAAGTTCTTAAAGAGAAAGGCTAAAGTTAGGATAGAATGCTATCAATCTTTATCTAAGTTAAAAGGAATGAAGTTTGACTTTGTTATTGCAGACGAAGCTCATCACCTTAACACTAAGGCGAGATTAGATTATTTTAGCCTTATCTCTTTCTCTTACTCTGTCTTTCTATCAGCGACCTACAAGGTTAATTTCAAAAACTATCTGATGGAAAGATATGGTTCTGTAGATTTTTCAGTAGATTTGCAGACAGCAATTGATAACAATACTTTACCAACTCCAAGAATATTGGTACTCAAATCTAAGATACCTACAACAGAAAGGATATATGAGATTAGGATAGGTAGAGTAAATAATCCCCAAGTTATTTATTGTGAGTTCCCTGAGTATAGGAAAAAGAAAATAACATTTCCCTATGCTACCATTATAGCTAAAGCAACATTCAGAGAGTGTTGCAGCTATTATGCAGGACTTAGAGAATATTACAGTAAAGAATTAGCGGAATGTTTCAACAAAGCTACAAAGGATAAGTATTTAAATGCAGTACTGAAAGAGAAAAGATTTCTTGGAAGTAACAAAACCGCCATACTACAGAGTTATGCAGAGAACTTTAGAAAGAAGAATAAGAGGTTCTTAATCTTTGCTACTTCTATAGAACAAGCTCAATCTATCGGTAATGCATTAACCTCCAAGACAAAGAAGCCTAAACAAGTAATTGAAGATTTCAATTCATTTAAGACTAATGAGTTGATTACAGTCAATATGCTTCAGGAAGGTCAGAATCTTGTTAATACGGAGGTTGGATTTATTGCACAGGTTGATTCATCTGATAGGTCTATTATACAGAAAGTAGGTAGACTTCTTAGACATCCTAAACCTACAGTAGTAATACACTATTTTGAAGGGACTATTGAAGAAACATACACGTTAAATGCTATCAATGATAATTTCAGTTCAGACTATGTAGAATTTAAAGAATTAAAACTAGTATGAGTATACTAGAAACACTAAAATCAGTATTACCTAATCACAATATCTCTTTGAAAGAGTTCTTCTATTTAGGTACACTATTTTACCCAGCATCAGAAGAAGAAAAGGCTCGTATCTTAACTAAGAATAACATTCCCAAAAGGGGTGATGAGCCTAGGGTATTCCCAATTCACACTAAAAAGTTTATGTCTATCATTAGTGAAGCTGAAGTTTTGGATAGTTCAGATTTGAAGAAACTTGCTGCAGAACTGAAGGAGATTTACCCTAAAGGAAAGAAACCTAATACTTCTTATTATTGGGCAGAAGGTGGAGCCTTAATTGAAGCTCGTCTAAAACTATTCTTTAGAAAGTTTGGTTATTATGACCCAGAGGAGATTATTGATGCTACCAAGAGATATGTAGATTCATTCAATGGTGATTATGCTTATATGCGCACATTGAAGTACTTCATATTTAAAGATGTTAAGAGTGATGAGGGGATTGAAAAATCCTCAGATTTACTCAATTTCATAGAAAACAAAAACGAAATAACCCAAGATAATTGGGATAATGTAGAATTATGCTAAACAAGAATTTCAACAAAATTTTCAAGCTCCACTTCGTAGATAAGAAGTATGTTGTAAACAAGGAAGAAGGGGTAGTAGTTTGTATTATGAAAGTCCAGCGACGAATTATGGACCGAAATAGATGGTACGATACTTATATTGACCGATTTTTCAATACAAGCAAAGACTTTACCTATGTAGGTGTAGCTAAGTGCCATAAGGATGATACCTTTGATGAACAAAAGGGTAAGTATATTGCTGAATCTAAGGCTAAGTGCAAGATGTACTCAGATGTAGAGGTAGTACTTAAGAGAGCTTTCAATGAACTTAGAAGTCTCACCGATGATGTAGTAGCTCATATTAATCTTTATAATGCTTATAAGGATAGAGAGCTTGCACACATTGATGATGTAGCACACCGATAATGGCAAAATCCTTAATAGATAGAACCTTAGAACAACTTAGGAAGAGAAGGAAAGCAATTTCTGAAGGGAAAATTAATTCTCTTTCAAGTCCATTTCATAGGTATAAAGACTATCTTACAGGGGTTGAACAAGATACTTATTATATTGTAACAGGATATAGTGGTGGTGGTAAATCACAATTCAGTTACTTCTTCTTTGTATTTGAGCCTATTTTGTATTTATATTACAATAGGGCAAAATACCCAAATTTGAAGTACACTATATTCTGTATGCCTTTGGAAGAAACTCCAGAGAGAATTACTCAAAGATTTATTAGTTACTTACTGTTTAAACAATATAATGGTAAGTACCTGATTTCTCCTAAGAACCTTAGAAGTTCTGACAATGATAATCCAGCACCACAAGAGATTATGGATGTGATTGACACTGTCGAATTTCGCTCTATTCTAGATTTCTTTGAGAGTTGTATCAACTTCGTAGTAGATGTTACACCTAATCAGTTTTATGAGAAGGTGAAAGCTTATTGCGAATCAGTTGGTACTACTCATTACAAGGAGGTCAAAGTAACCAATGAGTTAGGGGAAGAAGAAGTTGTACAAGAGTTTAACTATTATGTTCCTGAAAACGACCAAGAGTATATTATTGCTCTGGTGGACCATATTAGTTTATTACCATATAGGGGTACTCTAAAAGAAGCTATAGATGCTTTTTCTACTAATATGGTGAAACTTAGAAACAGGTATCACGTTTCTCCTGTAATTATTCAACAGCAAAGTGCTTCTAATGAGTCTTTAGATGCTTTCAAACAAGAAAGGTCTAAGCCAGAAAGAGCTAACCTTGCTGACTCAAAATACACAGGTAGAGATGCTAATATCATTATTTCAGTGTATAACCCATTTGGTCATAACCTAAAGAGTTATGCAGGTTATGATTTAACTGTGCTTAAAAGTGCAGCCCGATTCATTGAGTTACTTAAGAATAGAGATGGTCCTGAGAATTTAACAGTAGGTTTACTGTTCAATGGTGCGTGCGCTCATTTTAAAGAGCTAGCTAAACCAACAGAAGCTGTAAGATTAGCCGAAGATACCAACAAGGCTAAGGAATATGAGGAAAGAAGCCGTAACCTCATTTATATTAAAGAAGAAAAAGAAGGTTCTATAACAGATTTATTTTAATGGCAACCGTAGTTATATTAATGGGTAATACTGGTACTGGTAAAAGTAGAGCAATCAGTACATTAAACCCAGAAGAGACATTTATAGTTAATGTCTGTAAAAAGCCTCTACCATTCAAGGGTTCTAGAGCTAAGTACTCTCTAGAGAAAAAGAACTTCCTTGAAGCAGATGAAAAGACAGGCGTAAAGGATAATGATGGTAATATTACATTGTCTGCAGATGTAGTATTGCAAGTACTTAATAGAGTTAATGAGGCTTATCCCCACGTTAAAACTATTGTGATTGATGATGCAATGTACCTACTTAAGTATAAATACATTGACCTCTCTAGAAGTGGTGGTTTTCAGAAGTTTGTAGACTTTACTATTGACTTTAAGAGACTACTACTTAAGTGTCAGAATCTTAGAGATGATATTATTGTCTATTTGAATCTACACCCAGCTAGAGTTGAATCTGATGGTAGAACTGTCACTTATGAAGCATCAGTGCCAGGTAAGATGATTAATACTACCATTAATCCTTTAGAGAATACTACTATTGTACTCTTCTCTGAGCCTAAGTTTGACATTAATGGTAAGCCAGAGTATGGTTTCTATACTCAATCTACTATGTTGGATGGTGTTATCATTCCTGCCAAATCACCTGAAGGAATGTTTGATAGTGAGTTTATCCCTAATGATTTAGCTGCTATCAACGAATCTATAAACAACTATTTACAAAACGAAAACGACAATGACTAGTGTAAAACTGACTAAGACAGAAATCGCTGTAGTTAAGGGTATTAATTCAAGCCTTAACCCACTGCGTAAGAAGGTAGGTAAGCTGGATGAAAAGATTAAGGAACTCCAAGAAGAACGTGATGGTTATCTAGCACAGATTGATGCTATTGAAGAACCTATCCGTAGAACTACAGGAGGTCTTTCACCACAGGAATTTCTTGATAGTCTTGAAATGACTGAAACTGTAGAAGCTGTTGCAGAGAATGCCGTTTCTACAGAAGTACTAGATGAAGTTGAATTTTAATTTATAACGTTATATTATGGTTTTAGGAGAAATTAATGAAGTAAAAGAAGGCTCATTTAAGCTTTATTGGGGTGTAGCCCCTGTTACTGTACTTGCAGTAAATCCAACCAAGGCTGAACTTAGTAAGATTTTTGGTAAGGAACCTGAAAAGGAACCTGTTTATTATTCTCAGGTTGAGGTAGAGGAAAATGGTCAGAAGAAGAAGAAGGACCGTAGCCGTATTGAGTTCATTGTTCGTAATGAAGAACTCAATCTTACCTCTCGTATGTCTTTCTTCCTTGAAGATAGCTACCTTACTACACGTGAAGGTAAGTATGGTGTTATTGATAACTTTGGTAATACAGCTTGGGTAACTCCTGAAGAATACAAGGCTAAGGCTATTCCTCTTTCTAAGGATAACAAGCCACTTCGTATTGCAAATGATTACCGTCTTGAAAAGAGAGGTGAATCTGAACTTATCCTCTTTATTCGTAACCTCCTTGGTATTAAGAATTCCCACACTTATGTAAATGAGCAGTGGGTTCTTCAGGCTGACCCTTCAAAGTACTTCTGTTATTTTGAAAAGCTTGATGATATTCTCAAGGGTAAGGTAGATGAGATTCGTAAGATTATCGCTATTGCTCAGGGTAAGAAGGTTAAGGTACTCCTTGGTGTTAGATTTGATGAAGGTCGTACTTTCCAGACTGTCTATGAACGATTCACTGCTAAGGTTAGTATGAATCCCGTAGAGAAGGTAGTTAATGGAGCAAAGGTTCTTATCTATGATAAGTTTGAAGAACATATTACTCGCCGTCAAAGTTCTGGTGCATTAGGTAACTTCCTCTTCTCATTTGAGGATGTTTCAGAGTATAAGCCTGAACCAACTAAGTTCACTAACTCCTCAAGTACTACCACTAGCACTCCCGAACCTGCAGCACCAACTATTAATGCAGACGACCTGCCTTTCTAAATGATTATCGGAGAAGTTCATACATTAGCAGACCCTAAAGAAAGGGAAAAGATTCTAAGTATTTATGATGAAGAATCTATACTGAAATCCTATATAAATATAGACAGTATTCCCTGTCTTATTCATTCACCTCTGCGGGAAGATTCTAAGCCGTCTTTCTCTTTCTTTTACTTAAGGGGAGATTTGATATACAAGGATTTTTCTACAGGGGAGTCTGGTAATGTATGGACTTTTCTAACTAAATACACAAAGAAATCCCTTCCAGAGTTGTATAAGGATATACTAGAAAGGAAACCTAAGAAAGCTGAAATCAAAACTTTAGTCAAGCCTACTATAGAAGTAGAAGCAAGACCTTTTAATAGTGATGATTTGGCTTATTGGGATTCTTATGGTATATCTGAATCGACTCTAAAGAAAGGGAATGTTCACGCAATAAGAAATATAATACTAAATAGAGAAGGGAATAGAGCTACTTATCCTGCTGAAAAACTTGCTTATGTCTATGTAGAATTTGTAGACAACAAACAAGTATTAAAGGTTTATCAACCTCAAGGTAAGATGAAATGGTTAAGCAATTTTACTCACGAAATTATAGACTTGTATAGTATATTACCAGAAAGTGGAGATAATCTTATTATTACATCATCAAGAAAAGATGCTCTCACTTTAATGGAGAATTGTGATATACCAGCTATATGTTTTAACTCTGAAACCACTCTACCTAATTACAATATAATGGTAGAGCTGAATGAAAGGTTTAAAAATGTATACGTCTTATATGACAACGACTATGATAAATCTGTAAACATTGGTGAGCTATCAGCTAACCTCCTTATTAGCAGATACCCTTGGTTAAAAAGGCTTACCATACCAACAGAATATGAAGCAAAAGACCCTTCAGATTTAGTATTAAAATACAACAGAAATACTTTAACAACTTTAATTAAAAAACAATTATGACTATTAAGTTTAAGCACGACTCAGCTATTAAGATGATGGAAGTATCTGGTGATTTCAACACTTTCGCAGACTTCCAGTCAGCAGTACAGGACCTTGGTTATCAGACGGAGAACTTTACTCTGTATGAACCTAATTCAGGTACTTACTATAAAGCAACCGATGCTATCCCCAACAGTGAAAACCTTAAGATTTTTATGACGCTTAAGTCTAAGAAGGTTAATTCTGGTGTATTTACTCGTCCTGAGTGTTATGCTAAGATTAACGAATATAGTCTTCGTGAAGCTATCCGTACTCGTTATGGTAAGCCTTACTCTTCTGTTTCTACCGTAGAGCTTAACAGCTTCCTTCAGGCACATCTTGAAGGTGTAAATGAAACGATTCGTGAAGCAGAAACTACTCGTTCTGGTAACTGTTCTACATTTGAAGCAGAAGTCCTCAACCGCCTTTCTCGCATTGAAGAAAAGGTAAATGCTATTGCAGAAAACTCAGAATTCCTGCAGTTCCAGCGTACTGAAAACATTTAGTATTGAGTATAATTAATTAAAATTAGGCACCACTCTTAAGGATAATCTTTTGGGTGGTGCCTTTTTTCTACAATATGGATATAAAAGCAATATTACGAGATAAACTTATAGCTAGGTATGGGGAAGATAATGTAGGTTATTTCCATATTATGGGTACAGAATATACTTATCTAGGAGTTTATTTTGACACACTTACCATTACAAGAAGTCGTGGTGGCGATACTCATGATATTAGAGGTATATGTTTTGGGTTTCCTATAGACAATAATTTTATTAGCGTAGTATGTGCTAGACATCTCTATACTAGTAGTGAACTTAGAGAAGTGTATGTTCATTCACACGTTCCTACATTAGGTGGTAGTCATCATTATAAAAGTTTTTGCTTAGGCACATCTCCATATAGAGTAATAGCTCAAAACATTCAAGATATTGTTAATGGTGATACTACTGTAACTCTAGGAGAAAGTGAAACTTTAGAATCTGTAATCTCAGATAATATAGAATCATTAGTAGTAGCCTTTGACCAAATGATTCGTACAGAATCTTATGATGGAGGTCCTTACATATCAATTAATAAACTTTCTCGTAGAGAAACTTCTCAATCATCCTACCTAAACAGGATGAACATATATATAGACCATCTTAAATTTCCTGGTGATAGTCCAATGGCTTCTAGTATTAGTATAGAAGAAGATAAGCTAATAAAGGAAGCTCCAGAAGAAAGTCTAACAGACCCTATATCTTTCTTAAAGTATTTAGAAGCTAGTGGTATTTTTGGTACTACTACCCAAAAAGATTACTTATACAGATTTGGTGAATTCGGTCCTGAATGTAGACAAACAAGTTCAGGAGGTAGTATAGAGAATATAAGATACACCAAAGATTTCATATTTAAAGATGAAGTCAAGGCTGTAAAAATCCTTGATATGGTAACAGATAATGATAATGGTGATTGGGTTGAATCTAATTTAAATTCCAGAGTACTAATGGAATTCTACACACTAGCATTATTAAACAAAAAGATTAACGAAAAAAATGAACACAAACTTTAAACCAAAGCTATATATAGACC